AGTGGCGCTGAAGATAATAGTGGTTTCCCTGGTTGGAAGACCAATCAAAGCGCGCCAAAAGTCGGCACTGAACAAGGCGGCGCTTGGGGTTTGTTTGTGGTACAATCTGGCTCAGCTGAAGATGGAACCGAGACGGATGTAACGGGAACCTTAGCTGCAATCTGGTATGTTAATAGTGGTTCTGTAGCGCTATCTGGTACGACATATTCTGGCTCGGGAGACGGCGTTGTGGCAACCGCAGGAGTTGAAATATACCCCTTTGAATCAGATAAAACCCAGAATAAAGGCACAAATCAATATTTTAGAGCTGCAGCAGGGGGCGAGTGGAAAGCAGTAGTAGAAATAGAGGGCGAGGACGAAATAGATACTAAGTTTAATTTCAACGAAAGCTCAGAAAACTTCATTCGTAAGGTTTTTAATACCAATCCAATCCGTAGTAATGCTAGCGTTACAGACGACCAGAGTAATGCTTATGTAAACTATTTCTTGGGTGAAACATACGAAGATGCTGTCAATGCGAACTTAGATGGAGCCGCTGGGGACCAATATGCTTTTATTGCTCCTTTGTATACTGATGATATAAACGGAGGCAATTTTCAGCGAGATTATTCAGATCCACACACTGGCTGGTATTTCTCCCAGGACTTAGGGACAGAGACAGGTTCTTATCTAGCCGGTGATATGCAAAAGCTTTTTAGAATAGTAGCCAAGAACACTGGTCGTTGGGCTTCTAGGAACATTAAAATTTCTATTGCTAGCATGAGAGCGTCCGCCACTGATGATGTGTCTTATGGCACATTTAGTGTAGTAGTCCGCGCTATGGATGATACTGATAATCGTCCCAAGGTTTTAGAACGATTTGATAATTGCAATCTTAATCCGCAGACTCCTAACTATGTGGGTAGAAAAATTGGTAATAAATACCTAACGTGGTCTGACGATAACAGACGATGGACTGAATATGGCGACTTTGAGAGTCAGTCAGATTACATTTATATGGATATGGATCCTGCCACGCATGAAGGTAATATCAACCCTCAATGTTTACCTTTTGGAGTATATGGACCGCCCACATTTAATGATTTTTATGATTTTAATACGGCGCCTGCAACTGTAATTACGGGTGGTTATAACTATAGTGGCGATGGCAGCGCTTTCGCAGGCGATAGCCTCGGGATCATAGTGTCTGCGTCTGCAGGGTTTGCTTTTAGTTATCCTAAGTTGAGATTAAGAGTGTCTGCGTCCGAAGGCAACCCCACCGACCCACGTAATGTGTGGTTTGGAGTTGATACTACATTTAATCGCTCTGGAAGACCTTCTAAGACAATTGGTGCCTATACCGGTCCTATTCCGGCTTATTATAGTGAAGCACAAATGTTTGTTGGAGGAGATGCAAGTCAGAAATATTCCTTTATATTCACTTTAGATGACATGTGCAACACCAGTTCTGAGCTGACTGGAACAAACGTATACGTTAGCGGTTCTAGAAATGTCAACCCCGACTCATCCGTACGCGGGGGCTTAACATATGTTAATTCAGGCTCTTGGAAAGGCGTATTGGACAATGGAGTTAATCAGTTTACGACTGTGCTCCATGGTGGGTATGATGGTTTAAATATTAAAGAATCAGAACCCTTTAGAAATACTATTTGGTCATCTGCAGCGGAACCCCCCGACGCCGCCCCCACAGAAAAGAATTCTTATACTTTTAACTCTGTCAAGGTAGCTATTGATGCCTTGCGAGACCCGGAAGCGGTTGAGTTTAACTTGGCTGCTATGCCTGGTATCACCAATAACACTTTAAATCGTAATCTTGTCGACATGTGTGAAGACAGAGGCGATGCTTTAGCAGTTATTGATTTGCAGGGTGGTTATGTCCCTGAAACGGAAAACACTGAAAGTATTACAGATAGAATTGGTTCTGTTAGAAACACAATTAATAACAAACAACAGAACTTGCAAACCAATTCTTCGTTTGGGTGTGCATATTACCCATGGGTCCAGATACAAGACACGCTCAACGGAGCAATTATTTGGGCGCCCCCTTCGATAGCAGCAATTGGTGCTATGTCTTACGGGCAAGCTACGCAAGAGCTTTGGTTTGCTCCAGCAGGATTTACACGAGGAGGCTTATCCGCTAATGCTGCAGCTGGAATACCCGTTGTGGGAGTTCGTGAGAGGTTGATTTCTAAAAATCGAGACAAATTGTATGAAGCTAATGTCAACCCAATTGCCCAGTTCCCCGCTGAAGGAATTGTAATCTTCGGTCAAAAGACATTACAAATGACACCTTCTGCATTGGATAGAGTTAACGTCAGACGTCTATTAATTTACCTCAAGAGGCAGGTTTCTAGAATTGCAGCAACGTTGCTATTTGACCAGAATGTTAATGTCACTTGGAATCGATTCCGTGGTAGAGTTGAACCTCTGCTAGCTAATGTTAAGGCTGGATTAGGCTTGACTGATTACAAACTTGTGTTAGATGAAACTACCACTACTCCAGATTTAATTGATAGAAATATTATGTATGCACAGATCTTCTTGAAGCCTGCACGTTCAATTGAGTTTATTGCAGTTGATTTCGTAATTACAGATTCTGGAGCCTCATTTGAGGATTAAACAGTTAGCGCACTATTTATAATATTGGAGAAGGAGAAATAGTAAATGGCATTTTGGACAGACAACACAGTGGAGCCTAAAAGGCAATTTAGGTTTCTTTTAGACCTTGCCCCGCTCGACGCCGCGGACACTTTGCATTCTTATTATGTAAGAACTGCAAAATTACCACAATTCCAAATGGATGGAGTTACTGAAGTAAAATATGTCCAGCATACTTTTAAATACCCTGGGCGTATCACTTGGCAACCTATCGATGTTACTATTATTGACCCTGGTTCTCCTGATGCAGCTGCTGTTATGATGAATATTATTCATAATTCAGGCTACCTGTCTCCCTCAACGCCGACAAACGCTGAAAAATCTATATCCAAAGCGAAATCGAATAGCGCTATGGGCATGATATACTTACGACAAATAGATGCCGAGGGAGCGCAAATTGCCGAATGGAAGCTTCATAATTCGTTTTTAACTAATGTTGATTTTGGATCACAAGGTTATGATAGTGATGATTTAGTAGAATATACGCTTACTATTGATTATGATTTCGCTACGTATAATGCTAAGGGAACAGGTGTACAGAGCGCCGTTAGTCATTAGTCATACAGGTTAAGCTATAGGATTAATCCCTCTCATGTCTACATTCTGGTCAGCTAACACTATGGAACCCAAACGAGCTTTTCGTTGGGTAGCGGATTTAAACTTACAAACTGCAGATGGTAAAGAAGTTGGTCCTAAGCGCTTCCTAGTATCAAGCTTTACCAAGCCTACCTTTACATTGGATAATGAAAGCATCATTAATAACTTTACTTCAGAAACTGAAATAGTTGTAAAAAATTATGTTTGGGATGATATATCTATTTCGATGATAGATGTGGAAAATAGAGAGTTAAACGCATCCAGCGCTTTATATGGATGGCTAAAGGGTCTAGGCTACCAACCAATCCAAAATGTTGACACTATGAGCACTTTGTTCACCAATCTTTACGATAATAAAATGAATATTACCCTTCAGCATCTCAATGCAGCTGGCAAAGCAATTGAAAGATGGACATTTGTTAAACCTCAGCCAACATCTATTGACTTTGGTGGCGAATTAAGTTATGGAAGCGATGAAGTTATGACTGTTACGATGGGCATTACCTACGTAGCCGCTCATTATGAAGATTTGGCGAATTCGCTTGTTGGCAGAGCAGCCGATCTTCTTGGAAGGGTTGCCGATCGCATCGGCTAGTTTTTTAATTAATTAATTAATTTTAATCATTTAAATACTTATTTAAAACACCTTATAATAATACATTGGAGGAATTATGAGAAATAATCAAGATCGTTTAGGTATGGGTGCACCCACGGATAATCTACAAGCTAATCATGAGCCACCACCCGTACCAACTGTCTCTGCAGCACAATTTATTGTGCCAACAGAAATTGTAGACCTACCTAGTAAGGGCTTATTTTACGAGGAAGGACATCCTTTACATGGCAGAGAAACGATAGAAATAAGACATATGACTACCAAAGAAGAAGATATTCTCACAAACCAAAGTTTTATAAAAAATGGTATAGCTATCGATAAATTACTACAGTCTGTTTTAGTTGAGCCTAAAATGAAAGTAAGAGACATGCTTATTGGTGATAAGAATGCTCTTACTGTTGCATGTAGGATATATGGATATGGACCGGAGTATCAAACCAAGTTTAGTTGTCCGTCTTGTGGCGAGACTCAGCAACATACGTTTGATTTATCTGAGATAGAACATAATAATTATTTAGACAGCTTGGATGAATTCAATGCCGAAGTTAACTACGACAGACAAACAGTTACATTGCCTATTCCTAGAACTAATACAAAATTAGAGTTGCGTCTTCTTAAGGACGATGAAAATGTGTCCACCACGCGAAAAAGCAAGAAAGCAACATTAAATAAGTTTTCAATTATTAAACATTATGAAAAAATGATTTACTCTGTTAATGGTAATTCTGATAGAACCTATATTAAGGATTATATTAGCAGCATGTCTGCATTAGATAGTAGATTCTTGCGCGCTGCGTATGGAAAAATTGTCCCTGGTGTAAACTTTTCTTGTAGTTTTGATTGCGATAGTTGTGGACATGACGACGAAGTGGAGGTTCCGCTTAATGCGGAGTTTTTTTGGCCTAAGTCCTGAATATTTAAAAAGTGTATATGAACGTTTCTTTTATATGAAATATTATGGAGGTTGGAGCCTCTTTGAATTATATAGTCTTCCGGTTGGTTTGAGAAATTGGTATTTTGATTTATTAGCTGACCATAAGAAAGAAGAAAACGAGCAAATGAAGAACGCAAACAAAAAAAGCCATAAACCTCCCCGTTTTTAATCGTCAAAACTAATTATCTTTATGGAAGAGAAGATTGTAATCGATTTAAATGAAGCTAAGCTTCTTACCGAGAGCGCCGCTCTGATTCGCTTCGGCGCAAAAGTCAAAGAAATGCTTTATTGGATGTTCGCTCCCGGCGGCAGTTCTTTCGCTAAGTTTTATCTTAAAGGTAACAGTGGAGACATCCAAACCTTTGCAGCAGTATTGGCTTCTGAAAAAAGATATATGGATGCCTTTCTTAAGAATGGTCTTAACGACCCTGCTGTCCTACGCAGCCGGTATGCTCTAGAAAAATCTGTTAGAAAGTTTGAGCAAAGTACCGGTATTAAATGGCCATTAAAATAAGGAATTATAACTAATGGCTGATAACATAACTATCACTCCCGAACAATTAGCACGAGCAAACGAACTGCGCGAATCGATCATCGAAACCACCACCGCCACAGCAGAACTAGTTGCCGCGAATTCCGAATTTGCCGAGATTTTAGAGAAGCAATTGGGCACACAACAAAAATACGCAACAGAAGAAGAAAAAAGATTAGAGTTGGTAAAACAAGTAGCTGACTTTGAGCGAGATAGGCTCGAACGGCAGCAGGATTTTATGAATTTGCAAGCTAAAGCTGAGGTAGCTGGGGCGGTGTTGACTAAGCAAGAAAAT